TTGGTACAATTTATCTACAGCCAACCAAGACTGCTGAATTCATTCAACTTGACTTCAACATTCTTCCAACTGGTGCAACATTTGGTCAATAATATAAAATAAACCACAGATGAACGATAATACTATCTTAAGAATTAAAGTACCAGCTCACTTATACGAGAGTGTAAAAGAGCAATTGACCCTATCTGAAGCTAAAAAAGGAAAGCACAATCTTGGTGCTGGCATGGAAATTGTAAAAGAAAAGAAAATGAAAACTCCAAAAGACGGTATGAAAAAAATGCAAGAAGTAGATCAAGTTGAAGAAGGTATCATGGATATGCTTCGTGCTGCCGCCGATAAAGTTTTTTATAATCCAGCTCTTGTAGATGCTCCTAAAGAAGTAGTAGACGACTGTATTAAGAATGCTAATGCAGAAAAGAAGTCTAATCCTAAAGTAGATAGAGATTCACTTATCGTTAATTGTCTAAAAGGTAAAGGTGTTGCTTTTAAAGCTAGCCAAACTACAGGCATTGCTGAGAAGAAAGAAAGAACAATGGACGAGTTAAAGAAGTGCAAAGAGATGCTTGACAAAAAGATCCAAAAAATGGAAGAAAGCCTCAACGAAAAGAAGCATAAAGAAGAAGAGAAAGAAGAAAAACAATAATTTAGTTATTGAATATTTATAGTAAGAAACTAAATCGCATATACAATGCCAGTATTGGATCCAAATGAAATAATGTTCACAGCGTTTGAACCTACAGTATCAAACCGCTTTATCATGTACATTGATGGTATTCCATCTTATATGATCAAGAAGGCAGACGCTCCTGGTGTTACTCTAAATGAGATTAAACTTGATCACATCAACGTTTACCGTAAGATCAAAGGTAAAGCTGAATGGCGTGATATGACTTTGTCTCTTTATAACCCAATCTCTCCATCTGGCCAACAAGCTGTAATTGAGTGGGTACGTCTACACCATGAGTCTGTAACAGGCCGCGATGGTTATTCTGACTTTTATAAGAAAGATCTTAACTTGTCTATTCTAGGTCCTGTAGGTGATATCGTAAGTGAGTGGATCATCAAAGGAGCTTTCATTAAAGAAGCTACTTTTGGTAACTACGACTGGTCAACATCAGATCCAACTGAATTGACTATGTCAATCGGCATGGATTATTGTGTTTTGAACTATTGATATAATATCGAGTACTTAACTTCTAATTTACTAACCTCCCTGATATTTATTATAAAGGGGAGGTTTTTTTATGCTCAAAAATTACTTTGCTATTATACGTAAAGCAATAGCAGAAGACAGAAAGAAAGGTCAAGGCACATACTACGAACGCCATCATATTGTACCTACATCATTTGGTAAGAAGAGCTCAACAGTTCTACTAACAGCAGAAGAGCACTACAAAGCACACAGGTATTTAGCTGAGTCATTTAAGCACCATTCTGTATATGGACAGAAAATGTTGTGGGCATTTCACAGAATGACTTATAATAATGGCAGAAAGATAACTGAGCAAGAGTATGTTGAAGCCAGAGAATTACTCATGCACCTTTGGAAGAGAGACAAGACTGACTCATTCAAAGAGAAGATGGGTCAGATAATGAAAGGCAATAAGAATGGCCTTGGTAATAAAAAGAACTGGACACCCACTGATGAACAAAGAAGAAACATGTCTATAGCTGCAAGCAAGTCTAAAATAGGTAAAGTAGGAGAGCAATCAAGAGCTAGTAAAGGAGCTGTTATATATGAATCAGAAGATGGCACTATTATAGAAGCAGGCAGTGCTCTACAATTGAGTAAAAAAGTCAATATAGACTTTAGGACAATAGGATATAGACTGAAAACCAAGCACGGAATAATGTTCAAAGGATACAGCGTTAAATATAAGTGACCTTACTAGAGGCTTTTTTTATTTTGGTAAATTTGATATTAGTATATTTATATATAAAAGACAATAGTTTATGAGTGAACAAAAGTTTACGGTACCTACAGAAATGATCGACCTACCTTCAAAAGGTCTTATCTACCCAAAAGAAAACCAACTATCATCTGGCCAAGTTGAAATGAAGTACATGACAGCGAAAGAGGAAGACATCCTTACAAATGTCAACCTACTTCGCCAGGGCCTCGCCATCGAGAAGATGCTAAAGAGCCTAATCAAATCACCTATCAACTACGAAGACCTAACCTTAGGTGACAGGAATGGCTTACTGATAGCCGCTAGGATTCTAGCCTATGGTAAAGACTACTCTTTCAAGTATACTAATCCAAATACTAATGAAGAAGAGAAAGTAGACGTAGATCTACAAACTCTTAAGTATAAAGAGCTAGATTGGTCTAAATTCAACAATAAAAATGAATTTGCTTTCACTCTTCCATATTCTAAGAACCAAGTTACTTTCAAGATTCTAACTGTGGTTGATGATAGAAAGATTGATGAAGAAGTAAAAGGTATGAAGAAAATTGTAGGCCAAGACGCCGGTACGCTTTCTACAAGACTTAAACACCAGATTACATCTGTTAATGGGGATTATTCTGTTAAGACAGTCAGAGACTTTATTGATCAAGGATACCTACTATCTAGAGATTCTATTGAACTTAGAAAGTATATAGCTGATGTAACTCCTGATATCGATACTACTGTATCATTTACTTTAAAAGACGGCACAGAGATACAAACCTCCCTTCCAATGGGTGCCGAGTTCTTTTTTCCCGGGAGCGGACTATAGGTCCGCATTCATGACCGAGGTATTTGAACTCACCTATCATGGTGGAGGTGGTTTTACCTATTCTGAGGTATGGAACATGGACGTTCCAAAACGTAGATTCAACCTAAAGAAGATCAATGAATATCTTGAGAAGGTTGAAGAGATGCGCAATCAAAACCAGCAAAAGGTAACTGAGAAGACGGATCCTAGTAAGATCAAACTGCCAGACTTCGTCAAGAAGTCAGAAGAGCCTACCTTTGTATCTAAGGTAAAAACCAAAAGGTAAATATTTATTCGTAGGTAATACAATACAGTAAATGGCAGACGAAATAGATATCAGTAGGCAGTTAGAAGAATCGATTAGGCAATCTAGAAAGCTTCAACAGGATTCTAACTCTGAATTAAATAAGTCTATAAATCTTTTATCTAAGATAAATGACTTAAGAGACGCTTCTATTTCTAAGGTAAAGGCTCTTAATAGAGAGACCATTAATACCAAAGACATACAAAAAGAGTTACAAAAGGCTAAGGAAAAAGACATCCTCACAACCAAGAAGATATCGGACTTAGAAAAGTCCATGAGTGATCAAGAGAAACAAAATGCTATAGGTTATATAACCAATATAACTAATAGAAAAAAGATAGAAGGAGATATCCAAAGAGCTAAGTTACAAAACAACCAATCTTTAGCTAGATCTCTTGGCCAACAATTAGCCACACTAGATAATCAGATATCACAACAAGAGTCTTCTCTTAATATAGATGAAAGAAGATATGCTGCTACTATTGAAGCAAACAAAATAGCTCAAGAAAATGTTCAATTATTACAAGAAGAGCTAGACGTAGAAAAAGAAATTAATAAAAGCATAGGATTATCAGGAAAGGCATTAGGGTTCTTTGCTAATAAACTAGGTTTAGGTACCAAGTTTTATGGTGAAATGGTTGAAAGGTCTAGAGACTTAAACGAAGAAGGTAAAAAAATGACCTTCTTAGATAAGTTAGGTTCACTAGGTAAAGCAGCCGGGGCTGGTTTAAAAGAAGCTATAACAGATCCTTTGACCGCAATACCTTTAGCCGGAGCCGCTATAGGAGGGATTGTTAGCGGATTAAAATCTGTATTTGATTATATAGTAGGAATACAAGATCAAACTGTAAAGTTTGCAAGAGCCATGAACCTTTCAACAGGTGAAGCTCGAGCAATCAAAATGGAGTTCGCTAGCCTTAGTGTTTCTTCTGGAGACTTATTCATCAATAGCCAAAAGATGGTTGAGTCTCAAATGGAATTAGCTGATGCTTTAGGAGTAACTAACAGACTTACTAATGAACAGTTAGCTACTAACATTAAGTTAAGAGATATAGCAGGCCTAGACTTAGAAACAAGAAAAGGTATAGTTGAAGCGTCAACTTTAACAGGACAATCTTCAGAAGGTATAACTAAATCTGTTTTATCACAAGTAGCAGGTTTAAAACAGGCAACAGGAATTAGCTTTAACTATCAGAAAATACTTAAAGAAGCATCTAATTTAGGAGGATATTTAGGTCTTACATTTGCAAAATACCCAGCACAGTTAACTAAATCATTAGTTACTGTTAAGTCAATGGGTATGGAGTTAAAGCAACTTGATTCAATAGCTGATTCATTCTTAGACTTTGAATCGTCTATATCAAAAGAGTTTGAAGCTCAACTATTAACTGGAAAAGATATTAACTTAACTAAAGCTCGTGAAGCTTTCTTGAACAATGATCTTGCAACTGCTGCAAAAGAAATAACAAGTCAAGTTGGTTCTGCAAACGATTTCTTAAAGCTTAATCGTATACAAGCTGAATCTCTAGCCTCTGCATTTGGCATGTCTAGAGATCAAATGGGAGATATGTTGAAGCAACAAGAGTTGTTAGGTAAACTAGGCGCAAAAGATCTAAAAGACGCACAAGCAAAAGTACAAGCATTAAAAGCACAAGGTAAATCTAAAGAAGAGATTATTAGACTTACTGGTGAAGAAGCTTATCAAAACTTAACAAACGCCTCTCTTCAAGAAAAGATTGGCGGCTTCATGGAGAAGATAAAACAATCAATAGCTGACTTTGTAGAGAAGAGTGGCATTATAGAAAAGATAGAAGGTTTCTTTGAATATATCTCTAAGCCAGAAAACATCAAAGCTATTATAAGTAAACTTAGAGACTTCTTTGCTTTTGCAGTTGAAGCTGTTTTAGGAATTGCTAACGGTATTATAAATGCTATAGATTTTATAACTCTTGGCTTTGGTATAGATGAGGGTTTTGAAAGAAAATTTGAAGCATTTTCTAAAGATGCCCCTAACAGAATTAGATCATTAGGTGGAGACTTTGGTGGAGTTAGTGTTGGAGATAAAGCTGCAGCTTCAACAACAGCAGCTAATGTAACAACTATAGCTCAAGATGATATGAAAATGGTTAAAGGTAATAGAAATGAATCACTTAATGTAAATGTAAATGCTTATTTAGTTGATAGTAAAAGAGAAGCAGAAGTTAGATATAGTAAAGCTGCTGATCAAGATCTTAGAACAGGTCAAATAAATTAATAAATGCCTTTAATTAACCTACAATCAAACCTTAAGAATCTCAGGTTCGGTAATGATAGACCTGGATATGGTTCATCAGGCCTTCCTTATATTCAAACTATAATGCCTGACACACCTAATCCTACAGGTAATACGCTACCTATTTATAGAGCGGGTTCAACAGGAGGTTTAGATTTTCCTATTAGAGGAGGTCAATTAGAGTTTAATTTAGGATCACAATCATTTACTGTTTCTAGTAAAATAGATAGGTCAAGGATCAAAAAATTCTTTGAAGATAAGCCAAGAGGCACTGCTTTTATACAAAAACAAGTAGGACTTCAACTATCTAATCCTAAGATTGAAACAGGCAACACTTTGTTTGGTATTCCTCAAGGACTTCCTTATCCTGGTTTATTAGAGAACACTAGGGTGTATAATCTAGGTGCAAACACATTAGCTCAAGTAGGAGTATCTGGAACAGGTTTTCACGCTAATAGAGCAGGTTTGGTGCCATTTAATCCATTTGAAAAGTTCTACTATTCAATAGTTAACGCGCAAAACGTTAACAACCAGAAAGCGTCTAATAGGCTATATAATCTTTTAGGTCTTAAAATGACCACAGGAGATCCATTTGCAAATCCAGCAAATGTCCCAGATATTAATTTAGTAAACACCCTTGGTATATCACTTAACAGGAATATGATCTTCCAATATCTAGGAGGGCCTAATTCTGTTTATGGTATAGGCACAACTACAATTCCTAGAGTTGTTGATACAACTAGATTGAGATCAAGCACAGCCATGAACTATGATCAGCTGTTAGCACAAAAGTCTAATCTTAATAACCCAGTTCCTCAATTACAAGACTTTAGAAATCAACTTCCTGGTTTAACTGGATTCGGCGGAGTTCCTAATTACATACCATGGGGTAACAATACTGTTGATAAGAGATTTTATACTGTTCAAGCAGGAAGATATAAAGATAAAATGAACACTCTTTATCCTTTCTTGTTTAGAAATGATCAAGCACCTTGGGAAGTACAACAGAATAAAGATAGTAGTCAAGATCTTATTAAATTTGTTTTTGAAGCAATCTCTAATGATGCTCCTACTTATTCAACTGCTATATTCTTTAGAGCGTTTTTAACAGCAGGTATTACTGACACAAATAATGCTGAGTTAAACTCATTTAAATATATAGGTAGAGGTGAAAACTTTTTTACCTATCAAGGTTTTACTAGAACTGTAGGATTCTCTTTCAGAGTCGCTGCGCAATCACGTGAAGATCTTAGACCTCTATATAACAAACTTAACATGTTGATGGGACAAGTTTATCCAGACTATAGTCCTAATCAAGGTATAATGAGAGCTCCTGTAGTTCGTGTAACTATTGGTGATTATCTGTATCGTGTGCCTGGCTTTATAGAATCAATCAACATGACAGTTGATAATAATACTCCTTGGGAGATTAATATAGAAAATGATCAATCTGGAAATATTGCGCAACTCCCTCAAGTAGTAGATGTAGCAGTTACATTCAGACCAATTCTTGATGTACTTCCTAAGAGACCTAACACGTCATCTACAATTAGTAAAACTACTAATGCAACTACAGAGCAAACTACTACAACAGAGACAGTAACTTCTAATATATCTGCGTTAATAGCTAACGTACCAAAATCATCGCCATCAGATCCTACTACATTTATTAAGCCAACTATACAACAACAATTTACTATTGCACAAACCGAAGCAACTCTAGGTGAATTAAGAACAGTTGATTCTGGATTAGATGCAAATCTTAGATTAGCAGAACAAATTGCTGAAAATCAACCAATACCTAGAATTAATATATGAACTACAGATATCAAAATATAGAAGTTATTAAATCAGCAGCAACAGGTAGTGAATACTACGTAAATAATATCTACCCTGAAATACCACCTACTAATGATGATAATTATATTATTACAGTTTTAGGTGATAGATTAGATCTGTTGGCTTTTGATTTCTATGGTGATTCTAGCTTTTGGTGGGTAATTGCTTCAGCGAACGCACTACCAGGAGATTCACTAGTAGTAGAACCAGGAACACAGCTTCGTATACCAGTAGATTTAGCAGGCGCAATTAATACATACAAGTTAGTAAATGCAATTAGATAGTTATGGCTTTTGATAGCAATAAGATATCAAATATTATTGGCACTAAAATTCCACAATGGTTAATAAACCAATTGGATACTAGAGCTAATCAAGGAGCTAGAGATTCTAGAGACAATGATAATATCTTATTTATAGCGAATAAAACCGCTTGGATAAGACTTGTTTCTTCTATTGATATATTGAATCCTAATGATATAGATTATTTTAGAAAAGTAGTAGGAGACTCAATAAAGAACAAAGAAGATCTTGCTAAGGAATTTGTTTTATTCGGCGGCACATCAAAATATCTAAGAGAAAATTCATATCAACAAAGAGCAGGACTTGGTAAAGATGGCGCCTACGGTATATTAGGAACAAGTGAAATACAACAATTTGGTTATAGGCCAATGCCAGGTATTCAATCTGTTACTATTGATACGCAAGGTAAATTAGGATCACTTAGAGCTGCAACAATTAACTTTAAATGTTGGGATAAAGCCCAATTAGATATTATCGACGCTCTTTATTTTAAGCTTGGTTTTACCATGTTCCTAGAATGGGGACAAACTTTTTTTTATCCTGAAGGAAGTAGCAGAGTACAATCTACAGAACTTTATTCAATAGACCCTTTTAGACAAAATCTTACTAAAGAAGAAATTGCTATACAAATAAGCAAAAATGTTAGGCAATCAGAAGGTAACTATGATGCTATGCTAGGCATGGTTACTAACTTTAATTTTACTTATAATCAAGACGGAGGTTATGATTGCACTATTAAACTAATGGCTCTCGGTATATTAGGAGACGCTATTAAGATTAACAATCCAAAAGATCTACCTAATATATTAGCAGAAGAGATTAGAAGGTATAATCAAACACTCTCTCAAATAGCCGCTGCTCAAAATATACCACCTGCGGAGCCACCAGCACCAACTAGTCAACAAGAATCGATTCTTAGAGTTTTAAACAAAGAAATTAATACAGTAGATAAAGAACCTACTAATGAGCAGAAATTTGTTATTGCTAAAAGAGCCGGTCTTCCAAATTCTCAACAAAAATTAACTGGGTATTACGACAATAATATAGACTATTTTTATGAACTTAAAGATAGAGGTTGGTCTTGGTTAATTCCTAGATTTGGAGCGATTATTCCTGTAAATAATACAACAGATCTCGTATCATCAGTAAATATAAATACGACAAATCTTTTTAATACTGTAACTAGTTTTTTTGATTCTAACAAACCGCCTTCTAATTTTCAAGGTGGTCAAACAGCAGATCCTTCAAATCCTGTAAGCACAACTGCTCTTTTACAAAAACAAGCCGCTTTATTTTATGCTCTTCCTGTAGAAGCAAAACTATTTAAGACAGCCGATCTAATACAGACTAGTAGAGGAAATACTGTAGATATAAGAGCTAAAAGATTTTCTTATTTAGGAATAAATGGAAAAAAATATCCTATAGGAATAAAAGTAGAGTTTGAAACTATTAATCCTAGTTTTTCAAGAGACACAGTTAATTCTGAAGAAGTTTATACTAAAGCAATAAATCAAATAAAAACAGACGGAAGTTTTAATGTATCTAATCTTACTTTAGGTGTAAGTACATTAAAATATGCTGAGATTGGAGAAATAGATTCGACTGTTAATAGTGTAAATAAAGAAAATAGATTATCTTTTCCTATATTATCATTAACAAAAGATGTAGTAGTTGTAGTTAATGACAAAGTTAAAAAAGAAGTAAATAATATAGGAGGGTCTTCTGTTATAGATACCACAGGAGACGTTAGTGTTAATGTTAGAATTTCTCTATATATAACAGATTCTAATTTAATACAGAGTGTAATTAAAGGTGCAAAAGCTCCTGACATTAAAGTAGTAGAAGCTACTATTGCTGCACAAAATCAAAATCAAGGACCCACTGCAGAAGAACAAGCAGCGGCACAAGAAGCAGCTAATACCCAGATACAACAAGCTTTACAATTACAATCAGGGCTTGAATTAACTTTAAGAACTATTCAAGTTCATGCTCTTAATAAAGCTATTGGTGCAAGCAACAATGATCTTTCAATTGGTAGAAAAGTTTATACATTACCTATCTGGGATAAAAATGACAAGTCTGGAAACACTACATTTTATTCTCAGGTATTTTCTAATGGTATATTTTCTAAATATATTACAGAACTAGTAGAAGGTACTATAGTAGATACGGATCCTAAGAATCCAGAAGATAGATTTAAAATACAATCTAAGTATGGTTTTGCAACTGAGTTGATGGCAGGCCGTATTACAACAGCTGAGTTGAATCAAAAAAATGTTGATTTTAAAAGGTTATTAAATGCGTATGTAGTTCCTTATGAAATAAGTCAAGAGATAGTAAAAGGCGTAACTACAAACCACCCAGTATATATTCCATTAGGTCTATTATTAATGATACTTAATCATAGTTGTACTATATATGACACTAAAGACTCAACAGTTCAAACTCCTTTAGTTTATATTGATTTTAATCCTAATGTAAACTTCTTTTTATCTAACACAAAACATTTAAGTACAAATCCTTTTAAAGTATTAATCCCGTTTGAAGGAAGCTTTACTGACTATCAAGATTTGTTTTTAAAAGACATTTTAACTAAGGATCAAACAAAAATACAACCTCTTTCTGGAAGTAACGAAACAACGCCTTTATTTAATACATCTAATGATGACGCTTTGTCTAGTCAAATACCTCCTATCAAATTTGATGAAGCAAATAATAATATCTACAGAGCAAAAATCATGAATGTTTTAATTAGTATAGATTATGTTATTGAACTAGTTAGAGATTATAGCCTAAAAGATGGAACTAATAGCATATACTTAAAGCCGTTTTTAGAGCAGTTGCTATTAGACATAAACAAATATTTAGGCAATTTTAGTCTGTTAAGACTGGCCTACAATGACGGAGGCAATACTTTTCATATAGTAGATGACCAAGTAACACCGCCATTAGAAGGAGAGGAAATGTTACAACCTAGTAACATAAGTGAGATTCCTTTAGTAGGTAAGTTTAGTATAGCCAAGAGTCTAGAAATAAAAACAGATATTAGCACTAAGTTGAGTAATATGATCGCTATATCTGCCAATTCAGACGTAGCAGGAAAATCAACTCTTTCTACTAATGGAGATAATTTCGGCTTTATTAATACTAGCTATAAAGATAGATTCATACCGATTAAAGGAGATATAACTGGAAGTAAAGCAACAGATCAAGATACTGTAAAAGCAGCCGCGATACAATTTAATCAAACTATATCTGACTTTTATAGTAAAATTAATCCATCAGATTCAAATGTGTCTCAAGCTACTAACTACTATATAGAAAGGATGAGTAAAATAAAAAATACTGAATATCCTACTAGAGCGTCGGCTATGATTCCTGTATCTGTTAATTTTACAACAGATGGAATATCTGGTTTTACTATGGGTCAAGCATTTAGTATATCAGATCAACTTCTTCCTTACACATACAATAATCGTATTGTACAAGACCAAAAAGGACTATCAAAAGATCATATTAATAAAGTAGGCTTTGTTGTAGTAGGACTTACTAACACTATTGAAAATAATCAATGGACTACAGCGGTTAGAGCTAATATGATTTTCTTAAAATATAAAACTGATTTTGTAGGATCTGTTAAACAGTTAACAAATACAACAGTTCAATTTGGAGTTAATCCTGCTAATCCAATTGTTAATAATCCTGTTCAAGCATCGACCGGATCAACTACACTTCCAGACTATATAAAAAATAGTCAAGGGTATAAAAATTTTATAGCCACCACAGGAGTTCCAGAAAGAGTTCAACAAATAGCAACTAAATTAGGAGTAACTGCAGATGATTTATACATAGTATTTTATAAAGAAAGTAAGTTTAATTCATCTGTTAAAAATTCTATAGGAGCAGTAGGACTTATCCAATTTTTACCAAAAACAGCTGCCGGTTTAGGAGTCACTACTGATCAACTTCAAACAATGGGGCCTTTAAAGCAATTAGATTATGTAGAAAAGTATTTTGGTAACAACACATTTAGAAATGCTTATGATCTTTATCTATATGTATTTTTCCCAGCAGCAGTAGGAAAACCACTAAGCTCTCTAATAGAATCTAAAAATCAATCTGCTGGTATCATATCTAGACAAAATCCTGCAATTGCAACAGCAGCAGGAAAAAGACCTGGAGATCCTTTAACAGTTAATGATTTTTATATTTATGTTCAAAAATCTTTATTAGGTTAATATGTTAAGATATTATCCATCATTTGCAGTAAAACCAAATTTAAACACAGCAGGAACAGAATTTTTGCTGAATGGATTACCTTATTCTGGTAGGTACTACGAAACATATGATGGTAGAGCGTTTACAGGATCTAGCCCAGAAGTAGGACCTAGCGAACCTTTACAAAGGATCCCATCTTATCAGTCTGCTCCTGGATTAAGTAATACTAATTTGTCTACAAGATCTAGAAGAGATCTTGCTAATAAAACAGGAGTCGCAGCTTCTACAATAACAAATACTAGAATACCAGGCCAACCTAATTCTTACTATCCTCAACCAACAGATCAAGATTATAAGAAAGGTTACATCATACGTTACTTTACTAAAAAAGAAAACGAGCGAGGCTTCGTTACAGAAATATCTCAAGACGAGTATAACTCAATTGTGAATGGTACTGCTGACTACGACATTACTATTTATCAAACTACAACTATACTTTGGAAGTTGACAGGACCTTTGAATAGTAAACGTGAATCTCAATACAACGTTATACCAGGTATCATTGAAACAAATCAACGATTAACCGAATCAGCTAATAGAACTTTCTTAGGCATCCTTGACTTCATTGGTGGTGACTACGCAAAATTTGCTAGACCTACTATGTAGATAGTTTTTTTACTATCGCTACAATAGTATATTATTGTTACTAATAACAGGTTATGTATTTCATCATTGAAGATAAAGAACAATTACAGCGTCTAGAACTTTCAGACGAGGCGTTTATACAGATAGTCACTTCTAACGATTATTATCACCCTAAACTTTCAAGAGCCAGTTTAGTATATTATCATAATGGTAAGAAAGGCTATGTGTTTGTTATTAATCACTCAGAAGGCTTTTCTCTAGAGTTAAAGTTAGTAGAAGACTTTCTAAAGAAGCACACTAAGATCTATCTACTTGACAAGAAGTTTCACTCGTACTTCTTAGATCTACCTAACTCAATCGATGTACAGTTTATCTGTCTAGATAAAAACAACGAGTACAGTTCTTTTAATTGTGACACAGTGGTACATAAAGACTTTTATATAAAGTACCCTGTGCTACCTACACTAAATGAGATCATACCAATCGCTAAACACTATGAAAAGTGTGAGTGCTTGTATAAGTTGGTTAGAGACTACTTCCATCTTGAGATGGACATTGAACTTCAAGAAAGACTGACTGAGGCTTATAAAGGTGTAGAAGAGTCAGGTATCAAAGTTGATCTAAGCTGCTTTAATAAGAAGTTCCAATTCCAACACCCAGAATATAGTTTGTTAGGTGATACTATCTATTCTTACTATAACCTGTACAATTTGACAGCTAGGCCTACTAACTCATTCAATGGGATTAACTTTCTAGCCATTCCTAAAGACCAAGACTTTAGACAGTGCTTTGTTCCAAAGAATGACTTTCTAGTAGAGTTTGACTTCGATGCGTATCACCTAAGACTAATATCTAGGTTGATTGGCTTTGAGCCTCCAAAAGAATCTATGCACGTGTATCTAGGACGCGCATATTTCAACCAGGACGAGCTAACTGATGAGCAGTATAAAGAATCAAAGACCATTACGTTTAGGCAACTGTATGGTGGTATTGAAGCCCAATACAAACATATTGACTTCTTTAAACATCTGAGTGAGTTTATTGATCAAGAATGGAAGAAGTACAATGCTCACAAAGCAGCTGTCCTACCTACTGGCCGTATCTTGAAGAAGCTGCCTGGCATGAACAAGCTAAAATTGTTCAACTACATTGTCCAGAATCTAGAGACCAAAGAGAACATTGACAAGATCTTGGAGATAAACAAACTTCTAAGTAAGAAGAAGAGTAAGTTAATCTTGATCACCTATGATTCTTTCTTGTTTGACTTCAGCCAGCAAGATGGAAAAACACTACTAAAAAAGATAAAAGAAGTGTTAGAAAAGAACGACATGATTGTAAAACACAAATACGGAACCAACTATGCTTTCTAGTACTATATTCAATATTTATAATTAATTAATAAAAGTTATGCAAGAACACAAAATAATTGAAATTACAGCAGAATCGCTTATGAACAAGTTGTTTTGTACTTTCTCTTCCAAAGATGGTTTGGACGATACCCTTAGGGAGATAAACAGAGAGTACACTATTTTATATAAAAAGATATTCGTTTTGGCTTCTCCAGAGTCTGAGGAATACATGTGCACCTACAATATTGAACTTCAAGGTGGCCAGACTAAGATCCTTCCTAATACTATCCTACTCCATAGAAAGAAAGAGTCAAACACTCTTTATACCATTAACGCCTTGAACACTTTGATCAAGAAGCTAAATAATGGCGTACTAGATACATCGTTCATGATCAACTGGAACGACTATAAGAATTCTATCTTGTTGACTCAAGGTGACGACCTAAAAAAGTTAAACACTACTATCCATAAGATCGTTGCAGTCTAATATTTATTAGCATGAAAAAGCATATAACAGAGGTACAAAAGCTACAAAAAACTGCTGGCATATTAAATGAATCCCGTAGAACAAGTCTTGAAAACTTAACTCCGGTTCAACAAAAGCAAGTTTTAGCATTTGAAAAAATAATTGGTGGCAAACACGCTCAAATATTTGATGGTATCCGTGGAGTGGTTGTAGATATAGACACACCAGATACCCGTCTTACTTCAGAGAAGTTAAAAAAATTACTAGTGCTTAAAATTCGTTGGATAGAAACAGATCTAGATCTTGTAAGCATTGGATTCTAAAACAAAATAAATGAAAAGCCCTTAATTACAAGGGTTTTTTTATCTCACTTAATAGAACGATTTTTTCCGTTCTAGAACAATCATTACATTTACCAAAACAGTTATATATGGACATATCAGTCATCAAATCAAGATTGTCGGCTCTACAGAATCCACGTGGAGGACAAAAGAAAGATCTGAGCCAAACCATTTGGAGGCCAGCCGTGGGTAAACATTCGGTG